ATAATCTTGCACGGAAGCAAGAGCGAAAAAGCAACAGCACTAATTTTCAAATCTGGAAACGCAATCAACGGGAGAACCACAATGCTTAACTTGTTGCAACCGATTGCTGGCCTCGCCGGGCAGTGGATGAATAACCGTGCAGAAAAGGCGAAAGCAAAACAGGCGTTGGCTGTAGCGAAAATCGAAGCGCAGACCAAGCGTGTGCAGTCGGATGCCGATTGGGAAGAAAAAGCTATGTCGGCTTCGTCAGACAGTTGGAAGGACGAGGCTTGGACGCTGACTTTCATCGCGCTAATTTTTGCTTGCTTCGTGCCTGCGCTACAGCCGTATATCTCGGAGGGCTTTCGGTTTCTCCGAGAGGACTGCCCTGAGTGGTTGACCTATGGCATCCTCGCTTCAATAGCCGCCAGCTTCGGCCTCAAATCAATCACCAAGATTCGAGGCTAAAAAACAATTTACGTTTGCCAATAATGAAATTTATCACTACCGTTTGATTACTCAAACACAGCCCAAACATTCGATTTGGGAATGAGGGTAAACCCAAACATTACCCAAACATGGGTCATTATGGTGATGAAAACATTGGTAAATTTTAAGGCTCATAACCTGAAGGTCGTAGGTTCAAATCCTACCCCCGCAACCAATAAATACGTTGTAATTCAACGACTTAACAAAGCCCTCGGTTTTTCGACCGAGGGCTTTTTTTGCGTTTTTTGGCCTATTTACCCAAACATTTACCCAAACATTTATTCCTATGCTAGTCAGATTATGCTAGACAAGAATTATAAGTAATCATATAGTCATGGGCGTTGGGGCGGCTTTTGAGAAAGATTGGTCGCCCCAACATCGAAAAAGGGGCAAAAGATGTCGAGAGCAACCAGAAAAAGATATTGGTCGGGTAATAGAGTTCAGTTAGTGGAGTATCGCGGCAGACCGTGTGTCCTCTGGTATGAAAATGACCGACAAGTTCTCCGGGTCGCAAAGGGAAACACTCTGACCGAACAAAAGGCATTTGCACAAAGCGTCGATGAAGATATGGCTCAAGGCGTCTTTGTTCGTGACAGCCGATCCTTTGAAAATATCTGCAAGGCTTTTCTCGACGAAAGCCGTGAGCAAGTGGTTCGCAGTCGGCGCGGATTGAGTGGACGAAAAATCAGTCACGGTCGGTTTGTTGAACTGGATGGGCACATATATAACCACCTAACCAAAGTGCATTTGTCAGACAGGCCATTGCGTAAGTTTATGATGAACGAAATTGACGCCGCCACAGTCGTACAGATACGAGCCGAACTTGCCCGACGATTAAAAGGTCAAACCGCAAACAAGGTTCTTGGGACACTCAACCGCATTTGCATTTTTGCAATCGAAAAGGGCGACATGAAGTCGAACCCGGTACGCGACGTTGACCCCCTGCCCACTGAACCGCGACGCGAAGATTACACGCCCACCGCCGAAGAATTGGCCTTGGTGATTGGAGCCGCGTCAAAGAGGTATAAGCCAATCATTCAACTCGCCGCGATGACGGGTCTTCGAGTTGGCGAACTATGTGCATTGGAGTGGGGTGACATCGAAGGCGACATTCTCACAGTTCAACGGGCGGCGTATCGCTATGAGGTAAAGTCCACAAAGACGCAAAATGGTGTTCGCCGTTTGCGACTGAGCCAACAGGCGCAACAGACGTTGGCTAAATGGAAACAGATTGCGCCTAAGAGCGTTTACATCTTCCCGACAACGAAGGGTCGGCTCGACAGTCACGACAACTGGCGCAGTCGTGGCTTGCACCCAGCTTGCGAAAAAGCAGGGATTACAAAATTCGGTTGGCATGGGCTTCGACGTTTCTACATCAACTCGCTACTAGATAGCGGCGTTACGGAAAACCATGTGCAAAAGCTGGTCGGTCACGCAGTCGGTAGCAACGTCACCGCCAAGCACTATCGCCGCATCCGCGACGAGGATGTTTTGCAAGACGGGTTCACTGTGTCACTGCCCACAGGGTAATTTACGATAACCCGACCACACGAACCGCAGTGGACTGCCGTGGGGGTTAGCGGATAAATGCGCCCCCGTGTGGCCTGACCACAGAAGTCACAGTCGATAAAATCATCGTAGTGACACGCATAATCGGTTACGGCTTTGCAAGTCATTTACGCCCCCGCAACCTCTGCAATTCTTTTTCGGGATTAAAAGGCTCTTGCTCGGCTTCGATCGCCAGAGCCGCATAGCCACCAATATCCAACAAGCTATCTTTGTGACCCGGCGTTTCTGAAAGACGGGCAATTTTCGCCAACATAAAAAGCACCGCAACATCTTCGCGGCTGAACTCGACGCCCTTGAAGGTTGTCCACAAGTCGGCAATGCGTTGGAAGTTGTCTCTCGACGCACCGTAAGTGTTGCCACGGGCGTCAATGATAGTGTTCATTTCACGCAATGCGCTGGCGGCAGAGTTTGGCTCAATACCCATGTGCTGCCACCATAGGGTCGAAGTCTTCCCAGTTTTCGTCGTCGAAACCATCGTCAACGACACTGCCAGTCCCGTCGCAATTCTCACAATCGACAGAAACTAGCCGCAGTTCACCACCGCGCCACGCACCGAAATCAGCTACGGCGACTTCGCACTCAACGCGACCTGTCCCAGAACACTCTGGACATTCTTTGTATTTTTGAAAACCAGACATAGACCCCCCGTATTGGTTACAGGGGAATAATTAGTCAGATAAAAAGTCCTGTCAAGAATATTCAGTCAAGTCGGCGTCGTGAGCCAATAACAAGGTGCAAGTCCTCGATGTCCTTTTTTGAAATCTTTTGTTCTCGGCTTGGATTGTGTTGACGCACTGTGACACTGCCGTTCTCGCAAGCCACCAACTCCCGCACAAATCCGTAACGATGACTGTCTTCCGTCTTTTCAATGACAACCATTACATCATCGCCGGGTGAAGGCTCTACCTCTGGGGCGATATATAGGATTTCATTTTGTTTATATCGGGGAATCATCTCGTCGCCAACTTGACGGACTGCATAGGCTTGATTTAATCGGTTGAGGAATGGTGGACGCTTAATCATTACTTCTGTTAGCATAGTCTGACTAAGCTGGATAGAAATATTTGAATATCTAGTGTCCGAACCACCGTCGGTAATTAATCCCAGCAGCGGCAAGTCTGCCGCCAACTGGGACAAGTCGTGCGGCTGTCCGACAGATACAGCAGTCGCCTGATCGGGTCTTTTAGGATCGTCAATAAAGTCGCCAACAGAACAACCAAGATGTTGTGCCAAGGCTTCCAGCTTGCCCGAACCGGGGCTGCGTAAAGCCCCACGCTCGATTTTGCTAATGACCGATTGGCTTACGCCTGTAGCTTCCGCAAGGTCGGTTTGACTGACGCCTCGGTCGCTTCTGACTTTGTGAAGTCGTTGATACATGTCTTCATGCTCCAGAACACAACCTGATTGCCATGCTTTATTCTCGGAGCGAATATGCGCCTGTTCATTCGACTAATCCAGAGCTAATTGCGTTTTATGCTGAAATAAAGTCAATAAAACTTTACCTATTACGTTAACTCGACTTGGAGATTTACTGGATTGTGCCAGTGTAAAACATATCGGGAAGAAAAACTGTACTACAGATTGGTGTAGCCCACTCCAACTCTACATCAGTCTGCTTAACGTCGGTGATTGGGTTGTACAATGTGTACAGGCTGTCGGGTTGATGAAAAACAGTGTGGATCATTATGTTGGTTCTCTCTCGCGGACTTGTGTGTTCCTTGGATAGACATACATAACTCAAGGTTTGTTGGCATCGTGAGTGAACGTAGCCTTGTTTGATGGGCGACATAAGAACCATATCTATTGAATTAATTAGCCCGTTCAGGCCACCGCGATAATCTTCGTCAGCAATGCTTATGCAAGCCGCCATATCGCGCTCGAAATAGCTTGGAGTGTTGATTGTAGCTGTCGGCTTACTATGGACTTTTCGGGTAAATGATGTACCCCACTTAGCCTCGCCCTCTTCGTTGTGCATCTGATTGCTGATTATGACTGGCATCGTTTCCAGCGGAAACAAGATCTCCTGCGGCGAACACCCAAGGATTTCCGCATACTCGTAGGCTTGGTCTAGGGTAAGTGGGATGACCCCGGAAAGATGTCGAGATAATGTCGCTGGCCTCACGCCCTTGCGAAAAGCTATTTCTTTTTTGGTCAACCCAGATGCTTTTATGGCGTTCTCAAAATTTGCTGGTTTCATTCCCATGTCACTCTCCCCCTAGTGCAAGTTGCTTTACGTAATACGTCAATAGCACAACCCGTTTAACGAACACAACTGGTCAGACCCAAAAAAATATTTTTTGTGGATAAAAATAATAAGGAAGATTTTAGTTAATATTTAGTCAAATTGAACTTATCAGCACAAAAGCGTTAATTATATCTAGTCTCCTGTTGACTGATAATTCCAAATCAGCATAAAACGATTAGGAATATTTCACGGAGGCAGTATGACACTACACGAATTTCTCATCAAAAACGCACTAACTCAGCAAGCCTTCGCAGACATGATTGGCGCAAAGCAGTCGTCTGTCTCTAAGTGGTTGCAGGGCGACAGCCGCCCAAACTGGGCAATGATCCGCACAATTAAAGAAATCACCAAGGGCTGTGTAACAGCCGACAGCTTTCTCGATATCCCCGACTTTATGAACGATGAGGACGCGGCTTGACTGTTGTGCTGGGCATTGACCCCGGCGCGTCGGGTGGTCTTGCGTTCTTCGATGTTGAGCGCGGTCTTCTGGATGTTTTCGACATGCCGATCGTAAACGTCAAACGTGGCGGCAAGAACAAGCGCGAAGTTAGCGCACAGATGTTGCAGTTGGTGATCGGAGGTCGGCGTGTCAACGATGCCTTTGTCGAAAAGGTCGGCGCAATGCCGGGTCAGGGCGTTTCGTCCATGTTTCAGTTTGGTAGGTCAGTAGGCATGGTCGAGGGCGTCCTCGCCACGCTTGTTATTCCCACCAGCTATGTCACCCCTCAAGTGTGGCAGAAGGAAGTGGGCGCAAGGGGCGGCAAGGATGCCAGTCGAGCAAGGGCGGCAGAACTGTTTCCAGCGTATGCCGCAAATTTTCAACGAAAGAAAGACGACGGTCGCGCTGACGCCGCGCTGATTGCTTGGTTTGGGGCGCAGCAGTGATGCGTCACGTTGATTTATGTTCGGGCATCGGCGGGTTCGCACTGGGATTTAAATGGGCACAACTTTCAACACCCATTCTGTTTTGCGACACCGATGACTGGTGCCGACAAGTGCTTAGAAAGCATTGGCCTGACGTACCGATTGCGGAAGACGTAAAGGAGCTGGCAGTTGACCCAGAAAGACTTGTTCCCGACTGTTCCATCCTCACAGCCGGATACCCGTGCCAACCATTCAGTGTCGCCGGGAACCGACGAGGCGAGAAAGATGACCGCCATATCTGGCCTGAAATACGAACCATTGTTGAAGCAAAGCGACCCGATTGGTGCGTTTTCGAAAACGTTTATGGTCACATCAGCATGGGTCTCGACGAGGTGCTATCTGACTTGGAAAGTTGTTCTTACGCCACACAAACGTTCTGTGTACCAGCTTGCGCCGTCGATGCCCCGCACCGCCGAGACCGCATCTTCGTGGTGGCCCACGCCGAAAGGAGTGGATTACAAGGGGGCGCGCAAACCCGAAACGATGGAAAAAACTGGACGCAACCCAATGACAAACAGTTTGGGCGACGCAGTGGCGCACACAAATCCAGTGAAGGAAGGTCAACTCTCTGGAAGCCTGAACCCCAAGTGGGTCGAGTGGCTCATGGGATACCCCGAAGGGTGGACAGAATTAGAGGATTAGGAAACGCAATCGTGCCAGCCATAGCACAGCAGATTGGATTAAGCATATTGAAAAGCGAGGCAATCAATGAACGGATTTGAAAGACATGCCAGCGCGTTTCAAAGCAAAGCAAACCCAAACGTGCATCTTAGTGCATCGACGTTTGCGCTGATAGTAAACGCGCCAGACGTTTTTGTAGCGGAAAAGCTATATGGCAAGCGCGGCCCAATGGGGCCAGCACCGTGGCGCGGAATTGTTATCGAAGATGCTGTTTCCGACGTACTGCAAGGGGGTAGTCACGAAGACGCGCTAGAAAAGGCACTGGAAACTTTCGACAAGCGCATGTTGTTTGGAGATGGGGCCACGGCAAAAGAACGCGCGATGATCGAGCCATCCGTCGAACTGACTTTGGAAGCGTTGAAGCCTTACGGTGAACCAGAGTTTGCAGAGGGCGGGAAGCAGCAGGCCATCAGTCTTAAATGTAGAACAGACGATTGGACTATCCCTTTCGTCGGATATCTCGACTTTGTATTTCCCAAGCACGGCCTGATTATCGACCTAAAAACGACAGGTCGGATGCCGGGTGTTATGAGCCGCACCCACCAAGTCCAAAGAGCTATTTACGAGCGCAGCAGTGGCAACATGGCTTGCAAGTTCTTGTACGTCACCCCGAAGAAATTCGAGTTCAAGGAAGACGGTGATGTGAAGGAAACTCTCGAATATGTGAAGACAATGACAATCCGCGCCGAAGCATTTTTGAATCAGGGCGATAGAGATCATTTAAGGCAGATTGTACCAGTTAACCCCGAAAGTTTTTACTGGCGGGGCAATGAAGATGCGCGTCGAGAGCTTTACGGCGTGTAACCGAGGCAAGCGGAACTTGTCAGTCAAAGTGTCCAAGGAGAAATAGACCGTGTTTGACATCGATACAGGAAATAGTGGTTCGGGCAGTTCTGGCCCGTGGATTAACTGGCACAGCAAGGAAAGCAATGACGGGGCGATACCCGGTCGCTCTTTCAGTCTGCGTGACCAAGATGGTCGCAAGGTGTTCAAGGGCCTCGACAGCGGAGTGATTTTTGACATCGACAACATGAAGCTGGGTTGGAACCACTCAACAGGGGCGGCAGGGGCAGCCCCCGAATGGCAGTGGAACCCAACCATCAGTCAGTTTGCCGCCCAACCGGGGCCAGAGTGGAAGCGAGGATTTTCAATTCCAATCGCTACGCAGAAGGGCAACACGGCTGTTTGGGAACAAGCTGCGGCGGGTGCATTTCAGGGTTTTGAAAACCTTGTGCCTGCTTTGCGTAACCGCGAAGGCACGAAACTGCCAATGGTAAAGATCGACGGTTACGAAACCATCCAAGGCAAACGCGGCTCATTCAATGTCCCACATCTTGTCGTGTCTGGATGGGTTGACCGCCCTGACGCATTGCAAACGGAAATTGCAACTGAGCCAGCCGCGCCTGAACCCGCGCCGGAACCCGCGCCAAAATCTGAAACATTAGAAGACGACGAATTTTAGGTCGTCCGACAGTTTACCGCGTCATATTCCCTGCGCGGTAGGGGGCGGGTCGGCTTCCCTACTTTCTCGGCCCGCCCCCCGATTTGGGAGTTCAAGAATGAGGAAGCAAATGGGAAAGGCAATCAAAGCACCAGTAAACGCCGACGTTGAAACGGCGAAGGCGCATTTATATGCGCTGTTCAAGCCATTTGATGACATGGCTTACGAGGGGAAAATCGAAATCAGGTGCATTCACCCGGTCAGCGCAATCACAACGCCGATGAACTTTGGCATCAAAGAAGCCGATGCCGCAGCGCAATACGCAATCGACATGAATGACGAATACAATGTCTATGTCGGCGTGAACCCAAGGAATAAGGATACAAAAGGAGCAGGCAAGACCACAGATGTCGAAATATCCTATTTTCACTTCGTTGACGCCGACGATACGTCGTCAGTCGAGAAACTCAAGACTGCGCCGCTTAAACCAAACTTTGTCATTGAAACAGGCAGGGAGCCAAACCAGCGCGTTCACGCCTACTGGCGACTTGAAGACCCATCCCGC